TCTGTATTGAATGGCCATCGAAATTCACAGAAACATACACTGTGGGCTGGTCAAACGACTGGCCAGATGGTCGTGAATAAAGCTAAGCTTTTCACTGACGCTGAATTGATTTCCTTCTCGTCGCTGACGACATCTGTTAGTCAGCAACAGGGAAGTGTTGAGAATCGATTTTATTGCGCTGGTGTTTTCTCTATCCTGAATGGAGATGGAATTCCAACTACTCAAACTACAACCTTTGCTGAGGTGTTTCTTGAGTTTGATATTGAGTTTTCCGAACCACAAAATTCTGATATTGGTTTTCTTATTGAAAATACAAAGGTTACAGCGAATTCTGGAGCTGTTATTACTAATTATGCACCTGGCATTGGCCAGGATCTTGCTGTTAACGTGATTAAAAATTTCACGGCAATTACATCAATTAATGCAGAATATACGTATAATCCAAATTCTTATAACCCATCAGGTGGTAATTCTTCATATTATAGCCTTCCTATTGGGACATATTTGTTATACCAATCGGTTGGGTTTTCATCAACTCCTACTGTGACGAGTACGAATTCGAATATGACAATAACTAATGCAGTTTATTCTATGTCGTATTCTACTTTTTATGAAGCTGGTGATGTTTATCCCACCCCTGAGTTCACAATTCAACCTGCCGCTGTGGCAACTTCTGTGAATGCTATGGTTACTGTGGCAATATTGCGTATTACGCAAGTTACAACAGGTAATCGAGCAAAGGTTACTATGTATCCGAGTCTGTCGTTTACTGGCAGTGCTGCTGCTTGTAATTTTCACAAGTTAGTTATGCGTTTGCCAGATTTTGGCTCTATGCCATCTGCTATGTTCTTTCCTGTTGGTAATAATTCCACAAATGTGAGTTTATTGTCTGACGGGTTTGATGAGAAGGATGAGCATGAGCAAGATTATAAAAAACGATGGAAACTTACGCTCACAAATGGGATTAATAATCCTCCCATCGTTACTATCGATGGTTTGACTCACGATGATGTGTCATATTATGAGCATAAGTATCGCAAAAAATTTCCCGAATTAAATTGGAGTTCTGAGAGTGAATCAACAAAAAATAATATTTCAATTAGTGTCTTGCCTAAAGCCATGTGGCCAAAGAATGACCTTGTGAAGTATCATGAAAGTGTTTCCTCTCTTAATGCAGCAAATTCTATATGGAAGCTGCCTGATCCAGATTTGATTGATGCTGGAATTGCTTTGGATAATGAGAAGAAAATTGTCGAGGAACCAGATTCACCTCTGGTCATTGAGAATCCTTTGACAAAGTCCATTCATGTGGATCCTTCTCTTGCTGCTAA